TGGTACACACTTAAGTCTGATAGTTCTAGTATTACTACAGATTACTCATCAATAGATTGGGATGACTTTTATGTTACAACAATCAACGTAAGTGGAGAAACAACACCTTATGTCTCTAAAGGTTTAAAGTTTCTTACGAATACAGACTGGCGCAG